TTAAGAGGGTTTCGGCCCTCTTTTTCTATTTATAATAAACTCTTTTCGATGGCTTTAGAAGATAAGAAATCACTACTACAACCTAAATCTGTTCAAGCACAGCAGTACAGGTTACAATTCTCAAACCTCTCAGATAGAGTAGATGAGGTAATTTCATACAATACACCAGGAGCATTAGTACCGCAAGCTTCGCAGTTCGCACCTCCAGTATCTCAAGTTGCTCCACAGGCTACAGCACCTTCAGTACCTGTACCAACTCCATCACCATCTGTAGAAGTACAATCGTTTGCAGAAAAAGCTGCAGACTTCGACGGAAGCTTCTTCTTTACAGCATCAAACGGAGATTTAGGTATAAGCACTCCTAGCGGATCTTATTCTTACGGAGTAATGTTCAAACCAGATAACTTCAAAGCTGGACATACTCAGACTATTTTCCACACCTACACTGGATCGTTTGCTAGCCATTCAATTGAATTATCAATTGCCGGTGGAGGTGACTTACAAGTTAAGTACAATCACGGCGGAGGTTATATCAGATACAGAGTACAAGAAAAAGTCTATAGAAAGTATGTAGGTAAATCTGGCAACGGATATACGTTTGTAGAGTTTCATAAATTAGCTACTCCTTCTGGTCTATTGCCATTAGATACAAGAGGAAGACATCTCCTTAAGATTAATGGTCAGAATTTACCAGCAGAGTTTAGAATGCAAAATGCTGAAGTTGTAAACACAGGATCTTTTGATATTTCAAACAACGATAACTTCTACGTAGGAGGAACACCGGCAACCTCTAGCGCTAACTTCTCAGGATCTATTGCATTCCTTTACTTTGGAACTGGATTAGTAACAGCAGATAACTTAGAGCTTAAAGACGGAACTAGAGAAGTATCTAATACCAGAGAGAATAGTATCGCTAAGAGAGCGAGAGCTTACACATTTACTACCACAGGATCTGTAGAGCACACAGGAAGTTTAGCAACAACGCAGGTACCTCTAGGATTATCTGGCAGTTATGCTTACGTAGATAGTTACAAATAAAAGTTTTTGCACTTTAGACACATATTTATATAAAGAATAAACTAACCCTTCATAAAGATGGCAGAAAGAATTTTATCACCAGGTGTATTTTCAAGAGAGAATGACCTATCTTTCATTACCCCAGCCGCTGACGAAATCTCAACAGCAGTAGTAGGACCTGCTGCTAAAGGACCAGTTAACGTACCTACCGTAGTTAGATCTATGGGAGAGTACTTAAACACCTTCGGCGGTGCGTTTAAATCAGGTAGTGACTACTATAACCACTTCACAACACTTGCAGCTGAAAAGTATTTTGAGCAAGGCGGTAACTCATTATTAGTAACCAGAGTATCTGACGATACCTTTACAAGTGCTGAAGCAACCGTACAATCAGGCTCAGTCGACTGGTTTACTTTAAAGACTCACGCTCAAGGTGACGTAATGAATAATAACGGTACTATCGGCGATAACGAAATCTTATCTACAGGTACAGTTGACAATGTAAGATGGGAAGTTACTTCTAAAAACGCTTCACAAGGTACATTCTCTCTAGCTATTAGAAGAGGTGACGATAATATTAACGGTAAGATTATTCTAGAATCATTCCAGAACTTATCTTTAGATCCAAAATCACCGAACTATATTGCTAAAGCAATCGGTGATCAATACAGAACAGTTGGTGTAGATGGCGCAGTAACAGTAAACGGAGATTATGCAAACATCTCTAAATACGTTTACGTATCTGAAGTTAATACAAAGACAGTAGATTATTTAGATAATAACGGAGCCATCAACTCTGCTTATACCAACTACTTTGAAGACTTCGTAATCGGCAGTGGTTCAAGTGCAGGTGCATTTAGCGGTGCTACAGGTGACTTATATCAAGCTACTCCTGCTAACTTCTTCGAGAACATCGACGGAAGTGATACACAAGGTATTGATCCAACTTCTGCTTATGATACTGCTTTGTTAACATTAGCTAATAAAGACGAATACAGATTTAACGTATTACTGACACCAGGTCTAAACAAAAACCAGCACTCTTCAGTAGTAACAAGCTTTGTTAACTTAGTAGAGACTAGAGGGGACGCTATCTACGTTGTAGATCCTTACCAATGGGGAGGTTCAGTAACTAACGCAACTAGTCAAGCTAACGCAATGAACAGCTCATTCGCCGCTTCTTACTGGCCATGGATTAAGATCTCAGATAACCAATTAGGTAAGAATGTTTGGGCTCCAGCTTCAACAGTAGTAGGCGGTGTTTACGCATTCTCTGATAGAGTAGGCGCTGAATGGTTTGCACCAGCAGGTCTATTAAGAGGCGGTATTCCAGGTGTAATTACTGCAGAAAGAAAATTATCTCAATCAGACAGAGATTCACTATACCAAGGTAAGGTAAACCCATTAGCAACCTTCCCAGGTTCAGGAATTGTAGCTTACGGTCAGAAAACGTTACAAACTAAAGCATCAGCTTTAGATAGAATTAACGTTAGAAGATTGTTGATTACATTGAAAAACTTCATCGGTGATCAAGCTAATACGTTGGTATTCGAACAAAACACTATCGCTACAAGAAACAGATTCTTAGCAGCTGTTAATCCATATTTAGAGACTGTAGTACAGAGACAAGGTCTTTATGCTTACAGAGTAGTAATGGATGATACAAACAACACAGCAGATGTAATTGACAGAAATCAATTAGTAGGTCAGATCTTTATCCAGCCAACTAAGACTGCAGAATTCATCGTATTAGACTTCGTTGTACAGCCAACAGGAGCAAGCTTTGGAGCGTAACTATTTATAATAAAGTAAACATTTAAACAATGCCTACATTAGATCCAAACGAAATCATGTTCACCGCCTTCGAACCGAAGGTGCAGAACAGGTTTATCATGTACATCGATGGTATTCCTTCTTACTTAGTTAAGAGTGCTACATCACCATCATTTACAGATAATATCATTAAGCTTGACCATATCAATACTTACCGTAAGTTAAGAGGTAAGAGAGAGTGGCAGGATATGACATTGTCTTTATACGATCCAATCACACCTTCAGGTGCTCAAGCAGTAATGGAATGGGCGAGATTGGGTTATGAATCAGTAACAGGTAGAGCAGGTTACGCTGACTTCTACAAGAAAGATGTTACTTTAAATGCTGTAGGTCCTGTAGGCGATATCGTTGGTGAATGGATCATTAAAGGAGCATTCGTTCAGTCTTCTAACTTCGGTCAATATGACTGGTCAGTAGACGATGCTATAGATATCGAGTTGACACTCTCGATGGATTATTGTGTATTAAACTTCTAATATTTGAGTTATGGATAATTTTGATTTAAGAAAATTTTTAGCAGAAAGCAAAAAGCCGATCCAAGAAATGGAGGCACCTATGGAGGCTGACGCCTACATGGAAGGAGATACAATGGAAGAAGTTGTTGCAGAATATGTAACAGAAGCTTTACAAGGTAACGATATTAAAGAGGTAACTGGTATCATCGAAAGAACTTGCAACAGAGCAGCAATGGAGATGAAAATGGAAGTTATCGCTGAAGTATTAAACGCTTATGAAGGAAGGCTATCAGAAATTAAAGGTAGTCAGTACTTTAAAGAGATGGCTGACGAAGCTAAAGTTGCTAACCAAGAAGGCATGATTAAAGGTCTTCATGAAATGGCAATGTCTGTTAAAGAGGAGTATAAGAAAGCTTATATGCCTGAAGAAGAAAAGGTAGAAGAGAAGAAAGCTCCTAAAGAAGATAAGAAGGAAGACAAGAAAGAGGAGAAAGAAGAAAAATAAACCTCGCCCTGTCAAGCAATAAAAAAGCCCGAGCCTTAGTTGGTTCGGGTTTTCTTTTTTCTTATATTTATGATTAAACGTTACAACTAATTAGTTTATATGGAGTTTAGCTTACCGACAGAGATCATCGAATTACCATCGAAAGGTCTTTTATACCCAGAAGGACATCCATTAGCATCAGGTACTGTAGAAATGAAGTACATGACGGCTAAAGAAGAAGATATCCTTACCAATCAAAATTACATCGCTAACGGTACAGTAATTGATAAGTTACTCAAATCACTTATTATTACTGAATTTGAATACAACGATCTTTTAGTTGGGGATAAGAATGCAATTATGATTGCTGCTAGAATTTTATCTTACGGAAAAGATTACCCGGTGCAGTACAACGGAGAAGAAGTTATTGTAGATCTATCCGCAGTAGAACCTAAAGAACATCAAGTTGAGTATAGTAGAGGAACTAACGAATTCACTATTAAGCTACCTAAATCAGGTAATGAAGTAACTTTTAAACTACTTACTCATGGTAATGAACTAGCTATTGATAACGAAGTGAAGGGTCTTCGTAAGATTAATAAGAATAATATCGCAGAAGTAACTACTCGTTTAAAGCATATGATCGTTGCAATTAACGGAAATAGAGAAAGAGCTGATATTAGAAAGTTTGTAGACGGTTACTTGTTAGCAGCAGATGCTAGAGCAATTAGAGAAGAGTATATGAGAGTATCCCCAGACCTTGATCTAACATTTACGTATACTAACGAGGACGGTAGCGAAGAGGAGGTCGCTATCCCAATCGGGTTAAACTTTTTTTGGCCTGACGCCTGAGTATAGATCAAACGTATTTACTCAGATACACGATATAGTATTCCACGGTAAAGGAGGGTATACTTGGGATGTGGTATATAACATGCCTATATGGCTAAGAAGATTTACTCTTCAATCCATCAAAGAATTCTACGATAAAGAGAAAGAAGCGCATGAAGAGATGATGAATAAGGCAAAAGGAACAGAGAAGCTAACCTCATCTAATCAAAATATAATGTCGCCACCAAAAATTAAGCCTACCTACACTACGAAGGCCTCTACAAAATAGAGGCTTTCCTATTTATAATATATTGTAGACCTCTATGGCAGACGAGAATTTAAATAGATTACAAGAACTTCAAGCTACGCTAGAAGGATTAACTAGTATCGAAGCTCAACTACGCAATCAAGTAAGTAGTGGAGCAGGTCGTACTGCTACTCTTATTAATGATATAGCTAAGAGTTTCCAAGAGTTAATTTCACTTGAAGAAAAGCAGGAAAATACTCTTGAGAATATGGAGAAAGGTAACAAAGAGTTGCTTAAACTCAAGAAAGCTCAAGTTAAGTTAGATTTACGTCGAGTAGTCTTATTGAAGAGAGCTGAAACTGCTACAGAAGCTCAATTAGAAAATATTGAAGCACAATTACTAGCGTTGATAGAAACCTCAGAACAACTTAAACTAAGTCAAGCAGTAACTTCTGCAATGTCTGAAGATTTCGCTAACATGAAAAAGAACTCGAGATTCTTCAAAGAGTTATCTAATTCAATAAAAGCCATACCAGGACTAGGTCCAATATTAAGTAAGCCATTAGAAGAAGCAGCAGAAGTAGCAGCAGAAAGAGGTAAGTTAGCCGGGTTCTTTAAATTCTTAAGCTCTACAGTAAAACTTTTAAGCGGTCCAGCATTAGTAAAAGGACTCTTAACAATCAGCTCTCAGACTAAAGATCTTAGGACAAACCTAGGAATCTCCAACACTCAAGCAAGAGAGTTAAGAAACGAGTTTACAGCATACGCACTTTCTACAGATAATGCTCGAATAAACACAGATGCTTTAGTAAAAGCTCAATTAGACTTATCTAAAAATCTAGGACTCGGTGTAACGTTCTCTGGAAAAACATTAGAGAACTTTATTAATCAAACTGAAGCTCTAGGAGTTAGTACAACAGCAGCTTCTAAATTAGCATTAATTCAAGAATCCTTAGGAGATAATTCAGGAGAATTTGCTGATAACCTAGCTTTATCTGCAAAACAAGCTGGTATAGGATTAGGTATAAACTTATCAAGTGCTGAAATATTTGAATCAATAGGTAAACTTTCAGCAACAACTCTAATCAACTTAAGAAGAAACCCAGAAGCGTTAGGTAAAGCAGTCGCCCAAGCTAAAGCACTAGGTATAGAGTTAAGTCAACTCCAAGGAATTTCTAGCTCTTTACTTGATTTCGAAAACTCTATTGCTAACGAATTGCAAGCAGAAGTATTAACGGGTAGAGAGTTAAATCTTGATCGAGCAAGACTTGCAGCATTAAAAGGCGATGACTTAGCTTTGACAAAAGAGATAGCATCCCAAGTAGGAACTATCGCTGACTTTGAGAATATGAACGTCATCCAGAGAGAAGCATTAGCTAAATCATTTGGATTAAACGTCGATCAAATGAGCGAAATGCTACTCCGTCAGGAAGCAATTAATCAAGCAGGTGACCGAGCAGCTAAACTATCAGCAGATTCTCTTGCCAACGCTAGAAAGATTGCTCAACAAAGAGGTATATCTTTAGCTGCAGCTATACAAGAAGAAGAAGCTAGGATGTCTGGAGTAGAAGCTTTCCAAAAAGCAGCAACCAACTTACAAAATTCTTTTAGAGAGTTCTTTGTAGAGTTTGAACCTCTGCTTACTAAGATCTCTAATGTAATGGCAGATCTAGCCAAAAGCCCTACCTTTAGAGGGATCAGTTTATTAGGTGCCGGAGTAGTTGCTGGAGCAAGTATATTGAAGAAACTTCAAGTAATCCCACAAAGAGTATTCGTTGTTAATCAAGGTATGGGAGGAGGAGCAAGTTTACTAGGGTCCGGATCAAAAAGCGCAGCAATGAGGAGATTAGCAAGAATGCGAGTAGGTAAAGTAGCTCGTGGCGGTGGTATTGCTGGTCTAATTGGTGGTGGCGCTCTGTTAGGAGGAGCTGCTTTAGCACGTAACGCTGGAAATCAAGGATTAGCGTCTGGATTAGAGATTGGAGGAGGCGCATTGACCGGAGCATCTACAGGTGCTATGATAGGCTCTATTATTCCTGGAGTAGGAACAGCGATAGGTGCCGGAGTGGGAGCTATTGCAGGAGGATTAATGGCTTACCTAGACGACAGATCAAGAAAAGAAGATGAAGTTAGAGATAAGCAAGTAGAGAAGCTAGCAGAGTCTAATACGTATTTACAACAATTAGCAGAGAGAACAGGTAATATTTACATGGACGGTAACCAGGTAGGTAACGCTACAGTTCTATCAGCATACAGATTACCTTAATCATGCCGATAATTAGAGATTTTAGAGACAACTTCTTAGAGCGTTTAGATTCTATTACTACTGCCCAACAGACAGATTTCGAAAGAATTAGCGAGCTATTAAAGAGCACCCCAGCTGGTGCTAAGTTTATAGCTAATCAAGCTGTTCTAGCACAATCCACTATCCGCCCAGCAGATCTATTAACTGACCCTCTTTCAGTAGTCAGCGACTCGTTATCTAGTGCTGTAGGTACTGCATCTCAAATCGCTGCTATTTTAGGACAGGTTAGGGTTAATGGAACCGGTACTCATTTCCTTATAGATGAGACAGGGTTAAACACGTACTTAGGTATAACAACTGCCGCTTCACAAGCTAACTTCAGAGGAACTATTAACATTCGTCGTTCTCGTAAGATGGAAGGTAAAAAAGGGCTTGATGGGGATAGAGGTTTCGGAGGATCAAAAAGAGGTGATGCAATCAATGAATATGGATTTATTACCGATCAAACAGAAGCTGATAATAAATTAAGAGAAGATTTAGATCTCGTTCCATTTAACTTTAAATTACTAAAAACTCCAACAGGAGGAGTTACTCCTTTTGATTTAATATCTTTCCGCTCATTCGTTACAGATATAAACGACACATTAACAGGTAATTGGAGTACTAACAACTTTGTTGGGAGAGGCGAGCCTTTTTACACTTACACCGGGCATACAAGAAATATTTCCTTCAATTTTAAAGTAGCAGCATTCTCAGAATCTGAAGTAGAAAATATCTATCAGAAAATTAATGCACTACAATCTGCAACAGCACCAGAGTATACTGACGCAGGATATATGAAAGGAACTCTTGTAAAATTGAGTATTGGTAACTATATTAAGAACTTAATAGGATACATACCAACAGTCGGGGTATCTATCTCTACAGATTATCCATGGGAAACTGAGAATAGAAGCCTTGTGTTGCCAACTGTATTAGACCTTAATGTCAACTTTATGCCTACACCTAGTCAAGCCTCTCAAGCAGCTATAGGCGGGATAAGATATAACTTTGTAAACCAGTCATAAAATGAATACAAGATATTCAAACATACCAGGTAGGAGAGTAGAAGGTGAGTTAGTTAGAGCATCCACTGTATATCCTGAAATACCAGCATCAGTAGATGATATCTACATACTCACAACTGTTGGAGATAGATTTGATATATTAGCATCAGAGTATTACGGCAGCTCTAAATACTGGTGGATTATTGCATCAAATAACCCAGAGTTAGACAGGTCTGCTATAAACGTAACTCCTGGGGTGCAAGTTAGGATCCCACTGCCATTAGAAAAAGTTTTAAATCAATATAAAAAGACTAATAGTAATCGATGAGTTTCCCCATAGGTGAACCAATTAGTAACGAGGTAGCTACTCAAATCGCTGTACTTCAGAATCTTGTTAAAAATAAAATAACAAACGATGCTGGAGCTGTAGAGGTTGCGTATTATTTAAACTCTAAGGCACCCTGGATAAAGTTAACCTCTGCAGCAGAATTAAAAGAAGATAGTGATGTAGCAAAGTTCTTTGGAAAAAGCGGTAATCAACTAGCAAAAGAGAACGTACTTTTTAATCTAGATCCTACAAGAGAAGGAGAAGGAGTACCTCAAGGTTATGAATACACAACTCTATACGGGGCAAGACCAAGACCGGGTATTACTAATATGAGTATACACTCTCATAATAGGTACGGTTCTTTAAGGACAGCAACTGTAAACTTTACAGTATACGACCCTGATCAGCTTGCTATAATGGAAGTACTCTATATGAGACCAGGCTACTCAGTTATACTTGAATTCGGACATTCTTTATTTATCTCAACTACTACCCCAGAAGTCAAACCTTCTGCTATGTTAGATGAGAGGGAATTTGAAAGAGAATTAAACACAGAAGCTTTTGACGGTATATATAACACAGATAGAGTTCTAGACGAAGTAACAGTGAAGTCTTCTGCTTTAGCTTATGAAGTAAATAAAACAAGTGCTGGAATCAACTTTTTTGATGAAGATAAGACGTTTACTTCGAAAGAGATTTACAGGTTAATTCAACAAAAGAGAATCGATAATAATTATGCTTACGATGGTATCTACGGATTAGTAGATAACTTTAACTGGACTTTACGACCAGATGGAGGATACGACTGTACTACTCGTATAATTTCTAGAGGAACTGTTATAGAATCCTTAACAACTAACGTAACATCTGTTGTTGCAAACATCGGTGAAGTAAAAGTAACAGCACCTGCTATCGTCAATGAACAAGAAAGACAAGCCGCAGTAGTAAAAGCCCTAAACAGAAATGAGCAATCAGGACTAACAAACTCAGATGTAGATCAAGCATTTGTTCAAGAACTAATTGCAGCAAACGTAGGAACATTTTTTGATGCTAACGGTACAGATAGAACATTTAAGCAGAGCGGTATCGCTCTCCAAGGAGTAGTCAACGATCAAGCTCAACTTCAACCTTTCTTCCTCAACGGTATACCATCAGATCGAGAGTTAATAAACATTGAGACAGTGGTTGAACCCGGACCAAACGGAACAGTCACAATCCCAATCTATACTTACACATTCTTGTAATGAAGACAACTTACACATATAGAACAGTCATACACGAGAAGCTGATTGCAGGTTTAGGTTTAGGTAATCTTCCTGATTTTAGTAATAAACTAGGCTTATTTAGTCACCAGTTACCGGAAGAAGATTTTAAGAAGATATTCGAAGACAGATCAGAATCTCTGCCGTACGATAAATTCGGTACCTTATTAGGATACGGTTACATTGCTGGAGCAGATGATAGTATTGGCTCTAATCAGTTTATGTATGTTAAACTCGGTGTATTGTTAGAACTGTTAAATACAATTATCCCTAAGGATGATTCCGGTCAGAGACTTTTTACTTTCAACACTCAACAGGGATTACATAAATACAGGACTATAACGGATCATATTTCAACAGATCCGGGAATTTGTATCTTACCAAGATTAACATCTCTAAAAGAAGTCAACGAAGCTATCACAGACAGTCCGTATATAGTAGATATATTTATCTCAGTTACTCATATATTAACAACACTAGACTCTACAATCCGTTCAGGGAACGAATTAGACATCTTAACTTATATCGAGAATATTTTAAGCGAAGTTGAACTAGCTCTAGGTGATATTAATTCTTTTGAACTGCAATTTTTTGAAGAGTCTCAAGAATTCTCTATTGTAGATAGAGCTAGCATAGTGCAGCGTTCTTATTATCCTCAAATCAGGTTAACCGGAACTAATTCAATCGTACGAGAAGTTAATTTAGTAAGTAAACTCTCTCCAAGTATTACTGCAGCAATCGCTATCTCTTCTCAAGGATCTCCTTACTCGACAGGAGTTGAAGCAACAGGTTTCGAGTTCCTAAACAGAGGAATTGAAGATAGTGTTATGAGAGAAAAAGTAGTCGGTAATTTAGAGAAATTTAAAGACGAGGATAAAGTTAAGTCAATAGGTATAGCAAGAGCAGAATTATCTACTGAGATAGGTGACTTTATAAAGAAGATGTACTTCCGAACCTTAAACGGAGAACTAAACAAGATCCAATATAATAAAGAAGACACTCAGTACTTGAGACAGATTTTTAGTAACTACTATAAGTTCCTTATCTCAATAGAGAGAAATCCTTCTTTCAGTTTTATCGTACCTTTTGAATTACAACTTACCTTAGATGGTATATCTGGGTTACAAGTTATGGAAGCATTCACTATTGCAGAAGAGATACTACCGTACCCTTATAGGAGTAAGCCTGATGGGAGTAGAGTAGTATTTATGGTTACTGGATTAGAGCATGCGGTAAGTCCACAAGGCTGGGTAACTAAGGTAAAAGCTCAAATCTTCTTAAGCAGCACAGCAGTACCTGTAGTATCCGACGACCTTTTTGTAAAAGATGAACAACCAGTAGTAGCCGAGACTGTAGAAAAGAATTCTCTTTTCAAGGATTTTGTAACGAATACACCATGGTCAGCAGCGTTTATAGTCTACTGTGTAACTAAGAGAGGAGTAGATTTCCCGAAATCTGCAGCGCATACCAGGTATTCTCAAAATATTAGAACCGGCGGTTATCCTTTTACTGCTTTAGATCCTGCTACAACCAAATTGAAAAGAGGAGATATTATTGTTAAAAACAGAGCAAGTAATACTCTTACATTCAACAGCGCACCGTGGAGTGGATATAGTCACGGTGACATCGTAAATTTTGTAGATAGTACAAAAGCCTCAATTATAGGTGGTAACGTTGGGGACACAGTAACTGCCGGTAACGTATCTCTTCTTAATAGAAAATTAGTAAACGCAAATAAAGGTATACCTGGATCGTATTTTGTAGTACTTCGTCCTAACAATTCGACCGATGCAAGTAAAATAGCAAACGAAGCAGTTAAGCAGTATAAGTTGATAAATAGACGTAAAGAAACAGATGATTCAATTGCAGTTAATTTAGATGAATATTACAGAAGCGCAAACTTAAATCCACCTCCAATCACTTAAGATGTTTTTACCTAAGTCAAAATACAAACAAGGATTATATACCACAGGTACAGAGTACAAGCACTCAGCAACGGGAGAATCGTATGTTGGGCCATACTTCGAGACTTACCTAAACGAGGCTTATACCGGAGAAAAACCATCAAATACTTCCGTATTATTAATACCTCAACAGAATATCGATTTATCTGGAGCACCTAAGCCTATCAAGGAAGAATACGATTACATACGGAACAGTGCTGATGAGTTAGATTTAAAGAGTACTCTTCCCATATCCATCTATTACCCAAAACCGACTAATCAAAAGACCTTAACAAGGTACTTTGCTATCGATAAAACTAATCAAAGAGTTGTAGAAGTGTCAAAAGATACTTATCTTTCAATGAAGAGTAAAGAACCGAAGTACTATTACCCGAAATACGAACTAAAGACATTAACGTGGTCTTTGACAAGTGTTAGCGCTAATAGAGTAAATGCTGCAGTAGCTGGATTAGATTCTTACCTAAAAGATCCTTCCCAGTTTGTTCGTTAGAAAATAATTCGTATATTAATAAAGGTTATGAATAAGAAGTTATGTTTTATATCGTTGAAAGCGAGACTCAATTAAATTACCTTT